CTCCGTGGTGTTTTCCCAACAACCGTATCTGCAATTGATCTGAGCTATGACTCGGAAAATACAATTGAAGAATTTGGCGTAGAGCTTCAGATGCTCTATTGGGAATCGGCTCAATCTAAGGTCTAATTATTTGGATAAATAAACAACAGGGGAGGAGTCATTCCCTCCCCTGTTTTTATTCAACCCCACATATAACATGGAATTCTTCGGATGGAAATTTGAAAAACTCAGCGATGCTGAGAAACGCAAAAAGATTGCAGAACAACCAGTTTCTTTTGTACCAGCTACTCAAGAAGACGGTTCCACTGCAATTGCCGCCGGAGGTTACTATGGTCAGTATCTTGACCTTGATGGGGATGCAGCAAAGACGGATGTTGATCTAATCCGCAAGTATCGTATTGCAGCTGAACAGCCCGAGTGCGACCAGGCAATCGACGATATTGTAAATGAAGCAATTGTTGCGGATCATGACGATCCTCCAGCACAACTTAACTTGGACCGTCTGGAACAGCCGGCGTCAATTAAGAAACTAATTCGTGGAGAGTTTGATCATCTCTGCAAATTACTGAATTTTAGTAATAATGCTCAGGATATATTCCGTAGATGGTACGTTGATGGACGTTTGTTCTATCATATGATCATTGATGAAACTCAGCCGGATGCAGGTATCCAAGAACTTCGTGCAGTTGATGCACTTCGTATCCGTAAAGTTCGTGAGATTAAAGAAGAAATTGACATTAAGACGGGTGCCAAAATCATTAAGAATCTTGATGAGTATTACCTCTATCAAGACGGTGGTCTTCAAAAGTCGGACATTGGTCTCAAAATTAATAAGGATGCAATCTGTTATGTGCCGTCCGGTATTCTTGATGCGACCCGTAAGCGTGTCCTGTCCCCTCTCCATAAGGCAATCAAGCCAGTAAATCAATTGCGCATGATGGAAGACTCGCTGATCATCTATCGTCTTGCACGTGCTCCGGAACGCCGTATTTTTTACATTGATGTGGGAAATCTTCCAAAAGGTAAGGCGGAAGAATATATGCGCACCATCATGAATCAGTACCGCAATAAGTTAGTATATGATGCTCAGACTGGTGAAATCCGCGACGACCGTAAGCATATGTCAATGCTTGAAGACTTCTGGCTTCCACGCCGCGAAGGTGGTCGTGGTACTGAAATCTCTACACTTCCTGGCGGAGAAAACCTAAGTCAGATTGAAGACATTCTGTTTTTCCAAAAGAAACTGTATCGATGCTTGAATGTACCAATCACTCGTATGGAACCAGAAACTCCATTCAGCCTTGGTAGAACCACAGAGATTTCACGTGACGAGGTCAAGTTCCAGAAGTTTGTTGACCGTCTCCGTAAGAAGTTTTCAGTCATGTTTTTCGATCTACTTCAGACCCAATTGATGCTCAAGGGTATCATTACCGAAGAAGATTGGCCACAGATTCGCGAGGATATGACGGTTGACTTCCGTCAAGATAATTACTTTACCGAGCTAAAGGAAACTGAAGTCCTTACCGAACGACTGAATCTATTGAGTGAAGTCCAACCGTACATCGGTAAATACTTCTCAGACCAATGGGTCCGCCGTAATATCCTACGCCAGACCGATGAGGATATTGAGATGATGGATGCTGAAATGAATGAAGATGGTTCTGCACAGGCTGCCGAAGAAAAGCGGATGGCAGAAATTGAGGGTATGGCAAATCCAGCACCGGAAATGCCGACGAGTAAGTAATGTTTAGTTACAAAAACATATAAATAGCTTCATAATGGATAACGATATTACCTCTATGATTAAAGCATTGGCGTCCGGGAAAGCCTCGGAAGCCAATGAGAACTTTACTCGCGTGATGACATCAAAGATCAATGATGTTCTTGACCAACGCAAGGTAACATTGGCTGCGGAACTTTATAATAAGAAACCAACTTTAGAAAGCAAATAAAATGCAAAATTTCATTAATTCAGTTCGTTCGGTGATTACAGAAGCGTCTGGTGATGATTATGCGCATGATGCAACTAACATTGCAAACTCTCATTCTCAGCACGCCAAAAACAAAGAGTATCACAAACAAGCAAGCAGAATGCATCAGTTTGCTCACGACCGCCATTCAGAACGTCAGTCTGTTGTAGGTGGCAAGTACCACGGTTTACTGATGCAGCATCATAAGAATATGATGGCTTATCACGATTCTCAATCGGAATAATTTTAAATGCAGGATTTCATCAATTCAATCCGTTTGGTTATTACCGAGCAACATGCGGGTGACCTTGCACACGAAGCAAGTGTTACCGCACACTTGGCATCTCATCGCGCAAATACCAAAGATGCTCATAAAAAAGCCAGTGAGGCACATAAAATAGCTCATGCTCGGTTTGAAAATCTTAAAAACCGTGAGGGCGGTAAGTATTATGGCGTACTCATGAAAAACCACCAGAATCTGATTGCATATCATGATCACCAAGCCACAGCATAAACACCTTTAAAATGAAACTCATCACAGAACATCTTGATACCGACATCGGTTACATCACCGAAGGTATTGGCGCAGAAAAGAAAACCTTTGTTGAAGGCGTCTTTATGCAAGCTGAAAAGGCAAACCGTAACGGTCGCATCTATCGCTACAATGTTCTTTCTCCAGCAGTGGCCAAATACGTTACCGAGCAAGTTGCGACGGGTCGTGCTGTTGGCGAGCTGAATCATCCAGATGGTCCTACCGTGAACCTTGATAAGGTCTCACATCGCATCACCTCTCTTAAATGGGACGGACATAATGTAATGGGTAAGGCACTCATTCTCAATACTCCGATGGGCAACATCGTAAAGGGTCTTGTTGAAGGTGGAGTTCGTCTTGGTGTTTCGAGCCGCGGTATGGGTTCACTGGAACGTAGCGGTAATGTAATGGCAGTAAAGCCAGACTTTGTTCTTTCTACTATTGATATTGTTCAGGATCCTTCTGCTCCAGAAGCCTTCGTGAATGGTATCATGGAAGGCGTTGAATACTTTGTTCGCGGTAATGAAATCATTGCCGAGAAGATTCAAAAAGAAATTAACCGTACACCGTCCAAGCAGCTTATTGAAGCTCAGGTACGCGTGTTCAAAAACTTTCTCGATGCAATTGTTCTTAAATAATTGCTCAAGACTTTCTATTATGGGTAAAACTGAAGATGCTAATTATGGCAATGTGAATACATCTAAAGTGATTTGTGAATTCACAGAGACTGATCACAAGCAATTCTCGCTTGGTATCCTCTCTAAACTTTAACCACTATACAATTATAGTAGGCTAAATCTAAAACAAATATGTCACACACATCAAAAGATCAAGTTGATCTCATTGAAGACATCACTGTTGAGGAACTACTTGCTGATGGACTCGTTGAAGACGTTGAAGTTTCTGGCGAGGAACAAGGCAAGAAGAAGCTTGATGACAAAGAAGGTACCGCTGATGCTCCAGTAGCAAATGCAGTACCGACCGATGCGCCTGCCGCGGATGCTGTACAACCAGCCGCCGATGCAGTTGCGTCCGCAGTAAGTGCTGCGCCGGTGGCAGTTGCGCCACATTCTCTGGGAAAACCAGAGTCTCCAGCACTTGCACCAGAGGTTCAAAAGTCCGTTGCAGCTACCGACGCAGCTATCGCTGCTGCTCCAGTTGCACAGGCTCCACAAACCAAAGCTGGGCTCATCAATGCAATGTACCAACATCTGTCGACAATGAAGACTGAGGATCTTGCTAATGTTTACAGCACTCTAACGACTCCGCAAGAGACGCCAAAGGCTGAAGAAACAAAAGCAGATTCCGAAGATGATTCTGAAGCTCAAAAAGCCGACGAAAAAGGTGAAGATGAACAGCAACCAGAAGCAGAGAAATCTGCTGCTGACAAAGCTGAAGATGACAAGGAAAAGGAAGATAAGAAAGAGGAAGATGATGTTAAGGAAAACCTTGATGTCCTCTTACAGGCCGAAACCTCTCTTTCAGAAGCCTTCCGTTCTAAAGCATCCCAACTGTTCGAATCTACCGTTAAGGCCAAACTTGCAGAAGAAGTTTCTCGTATCGAGGAAAATTACCGCACCCAACTGGATGAAGAAACAACTAAAATTGCTTCTACCCTTTCAGAAAAGGTCGACAGCTATCTTAGCTATGTCGTAGGTACCTGGATGGAAGAAAACAAAGTTGCAATTGAATCTGGTCTTCGCACCGAAATCGCCGAAAATTTCATTAACGCATTGAAGAATGTGTTCACTGAAAGCTATATCGAAGTTCCACAGGGCAAGGAAAATCTTGTTGATACACTCAATAAGAATGTTGCTTCCCTTGAAGAACAACTGATGAAGGCAACAGAATCAAACATGAAACTCAATGAGTCTGTAAACGCTCTCAAGCGCAATCAGATTATCGCTGAGGCTTCAGTCGGTCTTGCTTCAACAGAAGCAGTCAAGCTCACCACTCTTACAGAAAGCATCGACTTTGAAGATGCTGAATCTTTCTCAAAGAAAGTTCAGTCGGTCAAAGAATCATACTTCCGTAAGAATGTTAAGAAGTCCAAAGAAAATGAAGTAGAAACTGTCCTCAATGAATCGGGTCAAGAAATTGACCTGAGCCCAGCAATGGCAGCTTACTCTTCAGCAATTACCCGCACACTCAAGTCCTAACAATTTAACTCCTAACTAAAGGAAT